TGCCTCCTTAGCGGGCACAAGGCGCTCGGCCTGGGCAGAGTAGTGGCGCATGGGCCACTGGATCAGCAGGTTGCCAGCCCTGCCGGTCTGAGCCTGCTTGAGTAATTTTTTCAGCTCCAGCTCTGCCTCTTCGATGTCATCCTTGGCATCACGCATGGCGGCCTTGGCATCCAGGATCTTTTGCGCCCAGGTGGCCGCGGCCTCTGGCAGCTCGACCTCCTTGCTCTCGACGGGCGTAGGGTAAACCCTGTCCATGTCTTCGCTGGTCTCGGGTTCGTACCACTCAATGCCACCCGTGTGGCGGTAGGTCTCTAGCCTGCTCTCAAAGTCATTGACCGACTTGATGATCTGGTTCTGGGTGTAGTCATGGCGAGCGAACAGAAACACCCGCATCTCAATGCCTTGGTACAGCACGCAGACTGCGCCCCACTTGTAGCCGGTGACCAAGAGCTGGCCCTGGAGCTGGATGGGGCCTCGCGCTAGGTCGGGCGTGTCTTCCGGGTAGGTCTTGGTGACCTTGGCCTCCAGCACGCCGGGGCCGTCGAGCACGATGCTGTCCTGGCCAACAACGTAGATGCCCAGGTCGCTGTTGCTAGTGACGGTCTGCCCGCTGCCCTGGGCAATGCCATCCAGGCTGCACTGCAGGGGCCATGCTTGGCTGGTGTAGGGCTTGGTGATGTTCGTGTCGAACTGGTCAATGCCCAGGCGCTTGCAGGCCTCGGTCAGCACCACGGGCTCCAGGGTGTTGCCCCAGGCCATGGCTTCATTGCCGATGTCTTCGCGGGGCTTGCCGTCAATGGCATTGATGCTGAACTGCAGCTCATCATTGGGGCGGCTGTACTTGCTGTAGCCCAGCAGACCCGGCAAGCGGGATGCGGACATCATGCGGTCATCAGTTAACTTCCCGGCCATGTTGGCTCTCCTTCAGTTTGTATTGGGCAATGTGCTTGCCCGTGGGGGTGGTGACGGTCTCGGTCTCAATCTCAATGCCTTGCTGGCGCAGGTCTGCAATGCGGGCTGCCAGCCGGAAACAGTTCGCTTCCTGCAGGGCATCCATGGCGGTGACCGGGCCGCGCTTGAGCATCTCCATGATGATGTTGGCTTGGCTCATCAGATGACCCCCGTCAGGATGGCCAGCAGCAGGCCAAAGAGGATCACCCCGCACAAGCCCATGATGACCTTGTCTACAAGGCTGAACTCGGGGCCGGGTTCGTAGATGCCGCCTCGGTGGCCGGGGCCGAAGGCCTCCTCCATGGTGCGGGGGAATCGTTTCGTGGTTTTCATGGTTTCTCCTTTGGTTAACGGGCAATCAGACGGGCAACTTGGGCGGGCTTCCAGTCCGTATTTCCACGGGCAGTCTGGATGCCACGGGCAGACAGGGCGCTGGCAATGTCGCGCAGGGTGGCAGCACCGGCTGCCTGGATGCTGACAATGATGGGCTGGACACGGGAGGCAAAGGCATCAGCACGGGCCTGGATGCGCTCTATGCCAGCCTCGCTGCCCTTGGTAGGGGCAGGGCTACCCAGGCGCACGCCACGAGCCTTGGCGGCCTGCAAAGCGGCCTTGGTGCGCTCGGAGATCTTGCGGGCCTCCCACTCTGCGAACACGGCAGACATCTGCAGGAAGGTGCGGTCAGCCTCGGGCATATCGGCGCAGACGAACGGCACGCCAGACTCCAGCAGGCCGCTGATGAAGTGGACGTTGCGGGCAAGGCGGTCTAGCTTGGCGATGACCAGGACGGCCTTGGCTTTCTTGGCTGCGGCCAAAGCCAGGGCAAGCTGCTCACGGTCATTCTTGCGGCCAGATTCAACCTCGGTGAACTCGGCCACCAGCTCGGCAGCGCCGATGTGCTGGGTGACGGCGGTGCGCTGGGCTTCCAGGCCAAGGCCGCTTTGGCCCTGGCGGTCTGTGGAGACACGGTAGTAGGCGACAAAGCGGGTCATGTCAGGCCTCCGCTTTCGACAGTGCAGCAAGGATCTTCTTGCCGAGGCGGCCATAGGGGCTGACGCTGGTTGATTTATGGATCATCGTCGGACGCACCGACCAGCGATCTGCAACGCTGGGCACCTCCCACTCAACCCAGATGCTAGTTTCGGCGGGGTAGGTGTACCCGCCAGCGTCGGTGAAAGCGTCACGGATGGTGACCGTGTAATGCTTGCCGTTGAGGGCGACGAACTTGGTGGTCTTGTTCTGCATGGTCGTCACCTCAAGCGGAAGTCAGCGCGCTGATGGCGGCACGCTTGGTGGCAAAGGGGGCATAGAACTCATTGCCATGACCGTAGACACGGGTCAGCGTCCAACCTTCGTTGGTCTTGGCGATGCTGTACTGAACGAGGCGGCCAGAGATCCAACCAGTGAAGTGGTAGATGCCAGCGCAGGTGCGGGTGATGGTGGGCTTGTTCATCGTCTCTCCTTGTGAGCTTTATCTGCTCGGTTGCGATGGGTGAACTGTAGCACAAGCGATATCGGTTGCAACAGGCAAGACCAAGAAAAACACTAGGACAAACCCTAATGCCCAGCCTACCCCTGGATGCGTGTAGACTCGGGCGCTATCGCCACGATACCGAGCAGGCCCATGCAACAGAAGAGAATCCCATTCCTGGTGAGGCTGCACCCTGACAGCAGGGAGCTGCTGACCAAGGCCACCGCAGACCAGCGCCGCAGCATCAGCGCCATCATCGACCAGTGTGTGCGTGACCAGCTCCAACCCCGCTACGGCGGCCTGGAACCCCGCCTGCAGCGGTTCCTCATGGGGGTGAAGCAGTGACCATGCAGGAAGCCATCAAGGTGCTGGACATTGCTCGCGAGGGCCAGCCCATCCCGGTAGAGCTGATCCAGCTTGCGCTGTCCATCACTGACCAGCAGCCAGCCCCGGAGAAGGCCGAGCGGTACGAGGCTTTCTTGGCGGCTCTGCGAAAGGCAGGCCTGCTGTGATGGAGCTGCAGTTCACTGTGCCTGGAGAGCCGCGAGGCAAGGGCCGCCCGCGGTTCACTCGCCGCGGCTTTGCCTACACAGACACGGCCACCAGGGACTACGAAACCCTGATCGCCTGCCGTGCGTCTGAGGCCATGCCGTGCGCCCCGGTGGAGACCCCGGTCAGCGTGCGGGTGGACATCTACAAGGGCGTGCCCAAGAGCTGGTCTATGGCCAAGCGCAGGCGTGCCCTGGATGGCCAGGAGATCCCAGGCAAGCCCGACCTGGACAACGTGGCCAAGGGTGTACTGGATGCCATGAATGGGGTGGCCTATGTGGATGACACCCAAGTGATCAGGCTGCTGGTGCAGAAGCAATACAGCCTGGAGCCCAGGCTGGTGGTGACAGTGAAGGAGATGCTGGAATGAGTTTCGTGCTTGGCATCATCATTGGCTTGGCGCTGTCGGTTGCCTTGCTGTTCCTGGCCATTGCCCTGGCCGCCATGATCTGGGGGGATGATGCGAAAGAGGAGTAGCTACCGCCCCAAGGGCGTGATCATGGACACCATGCGCCATGTGCTCGGGGGCTTTACGCCTGTGCGAGAGCATGGCAAGGCCACCACGCTCAAGATCAAGAACCACAACGCCCTGGCCAACATGACCCAGGGCAGCGGCAGCCGGGATGACATCGACATCCTGATCGCCTGCATGAACGTGGCCGAGGCGCTGGCCATCACTGCAGAGCTGGGTGACGGCTACCGAGCCGAGATCACAGCCGCCCAGGACGCACTGCTGGCCATGAGCAGACGGGGCCTGGAGCGAGACCGCTTTCTGTTCACGGGGCTGGAGCTCACAGCCATGAACCTGGGCATGGAGGTGCATGACGCGCAGTTAGATGCCTGCACGGTGGGCGAGCTGGAGAAGGCCTTGGACTTTGTGGCCAGGGAAATCAAAGCCAAGCGAGCGAGGGCCATTGCATGACAGGTTTCGCATCACCCTATTACGGCAAGCTGCAGACAGCCTCGCTGCCCAGCGAGGTCAAGCGCATCTGGTACAGCCGGGATGAGGAGCTGCCAGAGCTGCCCTCATGGCGCTGGTCATTTGAGATGCAGGATGACCTTGAGCAGGTAGAGCAGCGTGAGCTGGTCATCAAGTTGCTGGAGACCATCTGCTTCACCGACCGGGAAGACCTTGTAGTGCGCCTGATGGTGATGGACGGATATACCTTGGAAGAGGTCGGGGAGGAGCTTGGCTGTACAAAAGAGCGGGTTCGGCAGATCTACATGAAGGCCATGCGCAAGGCCAGAACCCGGCAGAAGTCAGTCACTGGGGCCGAGCTGTTGTGGCACATGGATTGCGAGGTGACCACTTGGCAGCACTACAGTTGGCAGCAGCGGCAGGCCAGACGAGAGGCAAAAGCATGAGCAAACTCAAAACCGCAACCATTCCTGACCACCACAAGGTACAGGCCAAGATCATCCTGGACGAAGCCATTGACGAGCAGCCAGACAGCGTGATTGTGCTGTGCTTCTGGAAGGACAAAGGGCAGTTCAAGATCAAGACATCTACAGTGCCAGATCGGCTCATGCTGATCGGCGCATTGGAGGAAGCCAAAGGCAAGATCATCACGGATGGTTACGCATGAGCCTGTCACCGCATCAGGTCTTCATGCTGCGACACTTCGCCATGGGTTGGAAGTTCAAGCTGGACAACAAGGTCAATGGCAGTTGGACAACGTACTGGTCACTGCGCCGCCGTGGGCTGGTGGAGGCTGGCAGTGTAGTCACCGAGCAGGGCCGCAAAGTGCTGGCTAAGGAGATGCGTTTGCAAGCCAAGCGGGAGGCCGGGAAGTGAAGCGCCCATTCAAGCCTTGGTATCCAAAGCACAAGGGGCCACTTCCCGATCGCAGGGTGCTGGAGATGGCTGCTGCCAGGGAGTTGCTCACCACCTGGGAGGCAGACCAGAACAAGGCGGCCATCGACAAGATGCTGGCCAGGATGGACAAGGTCTACGGGGAAGGTGCCGAGCAGCGCATCCGGCACTACATGAGAGAGATCCGCAGGAATGAGCGCATTGCCTGAAAACATCATCCCCTTTGAGCTGCCAAAGCGCAGGCCCAGGGTAGTGCAGCGTGAGGCAGAGCCAGACCAGCGCAAGGTCTGCGTGCTGCCCATCCGCGCCCTGACCGACCCAGCCGTCAGCGACGGGATGCTGCGCGCCCTTGCCCTGCTGTGCAGCTACTGCAACCGGGCAGGGCTGACCTGGGTGAGCCAAAAGCGCATGGCAGCGGACGGCAAGGTGACCCAGCAGGCCATCTCCAAGAACCTGACCAAGCTGCAGGCAGCCGGGTACGTCCAGGTGGTCAAGAAGGGCTGGCGAGGCGAGCGAGCCACCACATGGCGCGTGATCTTCGACCCCAGCATCGACCCCGAGACAGCCATTGCCATCACCTCAGCACAGGAGCCCACAAGGCCACCATCCATGCAAGACGACACGCCAGACCCAGAAGGCCAGCGCAGGATCGCCCAGCTCATCAGCCAAGCCCTCAGACAACCAACCAAGGAGAAGCGAACCATGCCCCAAGAAGGACAGACCAGGACGGTCAAAGCCATCAAAGAAGCCAACCAAAAGGCGCTCAAGAAGCGCACTCATTCACAACCTCCAGAGGTTGTACATGAGACACCTGTGGATAAGCCTCTCATTCACAACCAATTCACAACCTCAGAGGTTGTACAGAACACAGAAAGAACACCTATAGATAGTAGTACTAGTATTAATAATATTAAGACAGTTCTAAACAACCAAGAATTGTTTGAATTGATTGAAACAGGTTTGACTGAAGTTGAAATTGCTGAAGACTTGGACATCCTGTTGCCGCTGTTCCAAGCCGAGGGACTGAGCCCGAGCAGTCGCGTGCTGGCCGACAGCATCCTGCAGATGCACAGGAATGCCAGATGAGCCGATGCCTCAGCAAGGCCCTTGGAAGGCCTCAGGAGACGCGAACAGGGGTGGGCCTAGACATGGGTAGCCACTCGGTGCTCCAGCGCCTTGTAGGGCTTGGGATCATGCGGTGTAACAGACCCCAACGAACGTTTGGGTTTGTGACAACCGGGTGGGGGGGTGTGGCGTGTCCTGAAGCAGGGGGAGGGGGTGGCGTGTCCCCAGGGAGCAGAAGGCCAGCCATATGCGCCCGCGCATCGCGCCTGCGATACCGCGCACGTTGCCGCGCGCGTGAAGGCACCCCTTGCCCCCCCGCCCTAGCCATGTACGAGTGGGGGCCATCCTCAATTTTTTCTCACTTTTTCGTTGACAATGCTTTTCACAAGGAGAATGTAAATGGCTACTAACTACGAACAGAAACCTGGGCAGGGCTCTGCCTTTTTGAA